TGTCGGACGTTCCGGTGGGGCGGAGGATGCCGTAGTGGACCGCTACCGCGCCCATGAACTGGGCGGCGCCGAGGACGAGGGCCAGGCCCAGGTTGTAGGGCTGGTTCGTTTCCAGTGCCTTGGATACCTCGACGAGTAGCTGGGCTACCAGGGCAAGGAAGGCCAGGAGGGTGGCCTTGAGGGCCGGGTCCGTGGACCGGGTCGTGACCAGGCCAACAATGACCGGGAGGACGCCGGTGGCCAGGATCGAAAGAACGATCCAGATGGGTACGTCAAAAATGATCACGGGGTTTGCTCCTTGTAGTAGTCGATCAGCGCCTGGATGGGCTGGTCTGCTGTCGGGAGAACCTTGGCCGGCTCCTCCGGTTTCGGCTCCGGTGTTGTGGCCGGAAGTTTGGTGATGCCCAGGGCGGTCAGGTCCGCCCGGGTGCCCATGAAGACGTTCAGGTCGAGGCGGTCCGGGTAGCCTGCCAGGCGGCCGTTACTGGTGTATTGCCAGATCAGCATCGGCTTGCCGTTCCACACGACCGGGGGCCGGGCGCCTGCCTGCCCGGGCTGGAAGCCTTCGATGACCTGGCCGGCCCCGTAGGCGGGGTACCAGAGGGGGAACCTGGTTTCGACGGGTTCCCACCGGGCTCCGCCGGCGTCGACGCCTCGGGCGCCGGCGTACAGGAGGGGGGTGCCGCCGTGCTTGTCCTGGGCGCCGGTGAGCCACGCGTCAGCCCAGGGGACGTCGGACAGGTCCGCTTTCTCCGCTTCCCAATCGAGGGCCATGATGTCGCCGAGGCGTAGCTTGGGCCCAACAACGGAAAGGAACCAGCGGAGTTCCGCGGCCGCGGTGTTGCCCAGGTCCGGGCGGGCGAAGTGGTAGAAGATCCGGGGCCGGTCCACGGTCCGGGCTTCCGCCTCGTTGTCGTAGAACTCCGGGTCCAGCCAACCGTCGCCTTCGGTGGCTTTGATGCCGATGAAGTCGCCGGCCAGGACGCCTGCGTTGATCTTCCCCTGGTGCTCGCTGATGTCGGCGCCGTGGAGGTAGCTGGTGTAATCCGGGACAACGACGACGGGCGGTTCCTCCGGCTTGGGTTCCGGGGCCGGGGTGATGATGATGGGCGGTGTCGGTACGGTCGCGACCGGGGTGAGGTTGGGTAGGTCGTGGGTGTCCATGTCTTTGAACGCGGACGAATGGAAATAGACGTCGGAGTAGCGGCCTTTGAACCAGGTCCGGTTCCCGTCGCCGAAGGGGTCCGCGCCGATGACGTAGCCGCCGAAGTCGAAGATGGTTTCTTCGTCCCACAGCTTGACCTTCGTAATGTCGCTGCTGTTGTCCGGGGCGGTCCGTTCCCAGACCTTCGTCTGGGTCTCGCGCTGGTATCCCTTGAGGAGGATCTTGATGTCGCCGCCTGCGGGCTGGAGGGCGATGACGTCCTCCCAGTAGGCGGTGCAGTAGTTCCGGGGGTTGACGCGGCCGTAGGTGGGGCTGGTGAGGAAATAGACGGGCGGCATGAATTCCTCATGGCAATGCGGGCCTGTCGTCCACCTCCCGGTATTCCCGGACTCGCACACGATCTGGCCCTGCTTGACCTGGTCGCCTACGCTGACGAACGTACTCGAGAGGTGGCCCTTGAGGGACATGGGTTTGTTGTTGCCGAAATCGATGACCAGGCCGATGCCTCCGCCGTCGGTGAGGAGGTAGGGGTTGTTACTGAGGTTCGCCCAGCCTTCGAAGACGACGGTCCCGTCTGCCTCCGCCCGGAGGGGTGTGCCGGCGGGCAGGGCCGCGTCGAGGCCGGTGTGCCCGCCTCTGGGGTTCGGGTTGTTCGGGTCGGCGTTCAGGTTCGGGTTCGCTGCGAACTCCTGGGACGCGCGGGTGCCCTTGGCCCAGGGCCAGATGTAATCAACCATTGCGTGTGTGTCCTTCGTCTCGGTTGCGGGAAAAGCCTAACCCCGGTTGCGGTCCGGTCCGGGGAGTGCCACGCCGGGGACGTCTAGGAACTGATCTGCGGGGGTAGCGCGCGGGGTCCTTTGCGCTGCGGCGGGGGCGGCCCCAGGCGCAGCCATATGTGCTGCTCGAGGGCGTCGATGTGTTCGGCGTCTTCGGTGGCCTGGACGACGACGTGGTTGCGTAGCATGATGACGTCGTCTTTGAGGCGGACTATCTGGGCTTCGAACTTGGTGGTCTCCGCTGCCCTGTCGGCGCGTAGCTGCTTGAGCTCCGCGGCCCTGTCGGCGCGCAGCTGCTTGAGTTCGGACTGGAAGTACTTGGTGACGTCGGAGTCGGCTACCTGGGCGCGGGCCTCGGACTCTACAGCGGGGACGGTATCAGCTTTGCGGGCTTTGATGCCGCGGATGGCGGCTATGGTGCCGCCGAGGCCGCCGGTGCCAAGGAGGGTGCCGAGGATGATCTGGATTAATGCCGGGTCCACGGGGCCTCCAGTCGGTTCGCCTTCTTACTGCGTCCGATCAGGTGATGGAGGTATAGCCAGTGGCGGATGAGCTCGCAGAGGAGGGCGGATGATGCGCTCGCCCTCGGGACCAGGGTGGGGTCGTGGGTGGTGTTGCCCCAAACGACGGCCAGGGCAACGAAGAGGGCTATGGTGCATAGCGGGAGGAGGGCGTACTCCCAAAGGTACTTACCCTTCATGTGCGCTGGTACCAGGACCAGGGCGGTCGCTAGGAACAGCGCCCATACGGTGGTGAGGAAGGCGCCTAGGGTGCTTTCCACGGTGTTGGCCGGCGGCCAGATGATGATCGAAAGCCCGATGAGGGCGGTGAACAGGTACGTCCCGGAATGCCAGATGCGTTCCGTTAGTGGCGGTTGCTGGTAGCTCATTGGGTTCCCCTTCCGCGGCCGAGGCTACTCTGGTTATGGGCGGTGTCCGGTTCCTGACACGCCAGTGCTAGAACAGGGCTAGTACCTCAAGGAAGGTCCCGTTGTATCCGGTGGTGCCCCAGGTTGACCCGGCGCTGCCTGCGGATGACATGAAGATGGAGACGGTGTCGCCGGCGGTGAGGTCGACGCAGACGCTGTTGTTCCATGTGTAGTCGGCGCCGTCCTGCTTCCACTGGGCGAGGTAGCTGCCGACGATTTCGGTGCCGCCGTTCTTGAGGAGCTTGGACGTGCCGGCGTACCCGGTGCCGCCGGTCCAGTAGGCGCGGTGGTTGAGCATATAGAGGCCGGTCGCTGGGACGACCAGGGCGTAGGTGCCGGAGTTGAACGTCATCCCGCCGCGGAGTTTCTGGGCCGCGGACATGCCGACGACGGCGTTGATGTTCAGGGCGAAACCATCGGTCCGGCCCATGTGCCCGAACGGCCGGGAGCCGATCATCTCGTCCACGTAGACCTTGGGTGCCGCGTCGTACTGGCCGGAGGGCTGGATGAACTGGGCGCGGCCGAAGGCGTCCCGTTTCACGAGCGTATCCGGGGTGTACAGGCTGGTGGCGTTGGTAATTTCCACAGGGGGGACGGCGGTGCCGCCGGATAGGATGGCGGCCAGGAAGTAGGTGTTCTCCTGGACGCATACCTGGACTGCCGAGGCTACGGCCGGGGCGATCGCGCCGGTCTGCGGTACGTAGCAGAGGACCTGCTTGTCTCCGAGGTTGACTCGGACGTGGTTGGCGTCGACCAGGGCGGTGACGATGCCGGTGTCGAAGTAGGCGGGGACGTTCGCCCCGTCGCTGTTGCCTGCGGGGCTTAGCATGCCTCCGAGGACGTCGATGTCGTCGCTCACACCAGGGTCCTCGATATCATCTTGACGGTCATGGTTTTGGTGACTTCCTGGGCGTTACCGAACGCCAGGGCCCAGCCAGCGATGCGGTAGGTGTTCGCTACTCCGGACATGGATCGGGCAAGGGATACCTTGTCCCGGTAGCCGAGGTCTCCGCGGGGCGGTACCTCGATGCTGATTTCCTCCTGCGGGCGGCGGCGGCCGTTGAGGATGCCGGTGGCCATGGACCTCGCGCCGGCGTCCGTGGCGATGCTGTCGGTGCGGATGGTCAGGGTCCGCTTGCCCCAGGGGCCGCCGATCCAGGTGGTGGAGGACGGGTCGGTGTCCTCGACGGTGATGCTGATGGGTGGGACGACTTCGGGGTTGGTGGAAACGACCGTGACGGAGTTGACCATCTGGGAGGTGTTTACGGCGCGGGATAGGTCCGTGACCGGGCAGTCCGGGCCTTCCTGCCAGTCCGCGCGGAGGTTCTGCGGTGTCGGGTTCGGGGAACAGACAACGCGGCCTTCCGGGTCCGTGCGTATTACGAGGCCGGCCTGGGAGGCGATGTTGGTCATGTCGTCGACGGGGTCCTGGCCGGTGAGTTCATAGGTGGCCGGGAGGGTGACGTAGGAGGTCGCGTCGATCCTGAACGGGGTCCTGGGGGCGATGGAGCCCATGATGCGGATGAGGGCTGCGGGTACGGTCATGCCGCCTACGCTGATAACCGAGGACCCGTAGCCGGCGCGGCGGATAACGGTTAGCGGGTCGCGGCCTCGGACGGACGTGGAGGGGATCGCGCCGTCGTCGGTGATGCGGGGGTCCTCGAGGACGAACGTGCCGGTGGGGACGTCCACGAATCCTCCGTTGATCATGAGGCGCCACCAGATGCGGAAACGCAGGCCGGTGCGGGGGTCGAGGTAGTCGCCGGGGTTCCGGGGGACCCACTCCTCACCGGCGATGGTTACTTGGCAGGCCCACTGCTCTGCTGACTCGCCGTCGAAACTGACTGATCCTCCGGTGAGGGGGACGTCGATGACGTGGTTGTCGTTGGCGTCGATGAGTTCGCCGCGGAAGCCTACCGTGCGTTGGTGGGCGGTGACGGCCTCGCGCCAGGATGCTCCCTCGATGATCTGCCGCCAGGTGTCGACCCGGGCAGTGGGGTTGCCGAACGTGGCGGTGGAGGCGATGCCGACGGGGATGCGGGTGGCCACGCCGTAGCTTACGGTGGGGGCGCCGAATCCGCCCGTGTTAGTCAGGGCTGTCGGGTAGGCGTAGGAGGTCCCGACGCCGGTGGCGGTGCTCTTGATTTCCAGGGCCACGAACGAATAGGTCAGGCCGCCGGGGGTGTTGAGGCCCATGTTGTCGGTGGTCGCGGCGTTGGTGTCCGGGTAGTAGGCGCCGTACCAGGTGTACTCGCCGGAGAGTTGGCCGTAGACGGTTTCGGTCGCGGCGGTGCCGTTGTACGGGCGCCAGGTCCTGGCTGCTCCGGACGTCGCGGAGTAGTCGACCATGTAGACGACGACGGCGGAGTCGTCGCTGATGCTGGTGAAGGCGGGTATGCCGATGCCGTCGCCGTGGGCTTGGGCGGTCGTGCCGATGCCGCCGTGGTACCGCCAGACGGTCGCGGACGCGCCGTAGTAGGCGGTGGGCCCGGAGTTCGATACGGAGACGGAGAACGTCGTTGTGGTCGTCGCCGTCGCGGACCAGATGACGGCCTCGGCGTAGCCTGCGGCGGTGACTAGCTGCTGCTGCGTCCAGGTCAGGGAGCCGCCCGAGATGCCGAAGACGGGTTGGGGTCCGTCGGCCATGGCGGCCACAACGATGAGGTCGCCGTTCTGGACGGTGACGGGGATGGTCTTGGGGCTGGTCTTCGACGTCCAGGTGGTTTGGGCGTGCGATACAAGGCTTGGGGCGACCGCCATGCGGGGTTCACCTCCTCGGGGTTAGAGGGCGAATATCTTGTTCGCTGAGTTGTCCCAGACGATGTTGACGTCTCCGCCGTTGGGTACTGCGGGCAGGTTGGTGCCGGTGTCGATCCAGGCGATGATCCGCTGGGCGGACGCGGCGACGTCGGCGCCTCCGGTCACGGCGCTGGACTGGTAGATCAGGAGGTAGTGGTTGTTCGCGTTCGTCGTGACGGCGGTGAAGGTGATATCTGCCGCGTCGAAGACGCCGAGGGTGGTGGTCTTCGATGTCAGGGCCGGGGCGGTGGAGGCGATGACGCCTCCGGCGCCGGTGACTTCGGAGACGAACTTGTGCGCGGCGTTCGGGGTGTAGCTGCGTACCAGGGAGGTTTTGATCGTGGCCGTCGACAGGGAGATTTCGCCCTTGAGGAAACCTTCTTTGGCGGGCCCGAAGAGGATGCTGGTCATGGCGGTCCTTTCCTATTGCTCGACCCACGAGAACGTGATGTTCCGGTAAGCCGTGTTGAATTGTGCGACGCGGTTTGATTCGATCGGTGCTGCCAGTGCCATCCGGGTAGCTGGTTTGTCCGTGAGGGTGGGCCCGCGTTCCGGGCCCCAGCGGAGCCACCAGGTGCCCTGCGCGGTCAGCCAGGAAATGATCGCGTTCTCCTCATTCAAAGTCCTGGCCTGTATCGTGGTCGCTCCCGACTCGCCCATGGCAACGGTTTGGTCCTGCCGGGCGCGGGTCGCTCCGTGCCCGTAGGTGATCGATACGCCTTGCGCGGTCCGGTGCACGGCGTCCTGGACCATGCGGACCTGGAAGAACTGGTTCCCGTCTACGGAGACCAGGTAGTAGCTCGTGTCTGTAGAGGCCAGGGCCGCGGACTGGACCCAGGCCGAATAGAGGACGACAACGTCGGAAAGGGTCACGGAAGTCCGGGCCCGGAAGATGGTACTGATGCCGTAGCCGGCCAGCGGTATTTGCGCGACGACCGGGGTACCCGGGTTTTTGAGGGTGTTGACCGGGGCCCAGTTCTCGCCGCCGTCGACGCTCATTTCGATGGTCAGGTCATAGCCGGCGCCTATGCCGGAGACCGTGGCCTGGAGGGGCTGCCCGGCGACGTTCGCCGCTACCACGGATGTCGGTGCTGCCGGGGGCGTCCAGGTGACGGCGAACGTCGACGCTGATTTCGTCCATGGAGACCAGAGGCCTCCGGTTTGCAGGACCCGGACCCAGGCGTAGAGGGTTTGGCCGTTCGTCCAGCCGGCGTTCGCCGGGGCCGCGGTCGTCGTCGTGTTGCCCTGGACGACTCCAGAGTCCCATAGGGGGGTTTCTGAGTTGGGGTCCGCGGACGGGCTGACCCGGACCTGCCAGGCGTCTTGGGAACCGAGGCCCATGGTCGCGGTCCAGGCGATGGACGGGGTGAGTGATTCGATGGTGGCCGTGGGCGTGATCGTGTTGACGGTCGGCTTGTTCGCCGGGGTGAAGGTCGACAGGGACGACGCGGCACCCATGGAACCAAACTCGCGCGTTGCGATGGTGAACTCGTATTGGGTGCCGGTGGTCAGGACGCCGGCGTTGATCGTCGCCGCCTGCGCGGTCTGGGTCATGGTGGTGGTCGTCGTCGTGATGGTCCCGGCGGACTGGACGTAGGACCAGGTACCGGACCCGACGGCGCGGACCTTGATCTGCGCGCCGTCCTGGTCAGCGTTCGAGTTGGACTGGTGCAGCCAAGTGAAAACGACGGGCTGGGTGGTGTCCGTCTGGGACGCCGAAATGGGGGCGATAACGACCGGGGCGGACGGGACCGTGCTCGGTACTATCTCGTAGGCGTAGTAGTTGGAGTCCCAGTCTCGCCCTCCGGTGAGCTCCACCCATCCGGCGGACGCTGCGGTCTTGAACCAGGTTGATTCCAGCTTGTTGAACGTCGCGGACCGGAAGTGGTTTCCTAGGCGCTCGGTCGCGCCGGGGACGATGAAGTTCAGCCACGCCGGGCCGTAGGCGGTGACGAGGAGCCCGGACCCTGCCTGCTGTACGCGCAGGCCGTTGTTCTGCCGGACGCTGTCGATGCGGGCTGCTCCGGTGAAGGTCTGCAGGAACGTGACCACGCCGTTGACGGGCAGGGCTGAGGCGAGGTCCGCGGCCGTGACCTTCTTTACCCAGGCGCCTTCGCCGGCGCCTACCCATCCGGATGTCGTCGGGCCGCCGGCGCGGTTGAGGCGGAACTCGCCGTCATGGGCGAAGAGGACGGCCAGGTCTCCGGCGATGGTGCCGGTGGGCCAGGTGATGGCCACCGACCCGGACGCCTGTGAGGTGCCCTGCGTATAGCCTCGGAGTGCTACGGCCATTAGGCTCTACCTGCCCTTCGTTGGGATGCCAGGACCAGCTTTCCGGCGACGTGCCGGGTGATGCCGTCCGTGTCGAATTCGAACCGTGCGTCCAGGAGTGCCGCGGTGATGGCTGCGGCTATTTCCTTGGCCATGTCGGAGCCGCCCGGGGTGAGTTGTTCCGGTGCTCCGGTCGCGTTGTTCACGATGTTCAGGCCCGGGGCGAGGGTGCCTCCGTTATCGAAGGTGGGGACCACGCCGCCGTTCTTGAGGCCGATGAACGGGGCCGGGTTCATGACGTTCGGCCAGCCGCCGTTGAGGACCATGAAGTGCAGGTGCGGTCCGGTGCTGTTGCCGGTGGACCCGACGGGGCCGATGCCCTGCCCTGCCTGGACGGCCTGGCCCTGGCTGACGCCGAAACCATTCATGTGGGCGTACCAGGTTTGGAGGCCGTTGGCGTGGTCGATGTGAATCTCATTGCCGCCACCGAAACTGGACCAGCCGGCGGAGGAGACCTTGCCTGCTCCGGCGGCGCGGATGGTTGTGCCGGTCGGGGCGGCCATGTCCAGGCCGTTGTGGGAGGCGGAGTAGCGCTGGCTGATGACGGCGGACGGGAGGGGGTTCTGCAGGCCGCCTGAGCCGCCGGAGAAGATCGCGCCGACGGCGTTCATGGCCGCCTCCGCTGCCTTGGCTACCGCGGCCGCTACCTGCCCGACGAGGGCGCCGATGAGCTTCGTGGGGAGGCCCAGGATCGCGTCGCCGTAGTTGGTGCCCTTACCGGGGCCGGAGTTGATCTGGTTGGTGATCGCGCCGGGGTCGAAGACTCCGCCGTCGGCGAAGTGTCGGCCGGCGGTGGAGCCGAGGGCTGCGCGGATGCCTGCGCCGTCGTTTGCCTTCGCTGCGGCGTTCATCTGGCGGATGCCTTCGACGCCGACGACGCGGGTCCACTCGGGCCTCATGATGGCCTCGCCGCCGGATACGGCGATGGTCTGGTTGTCGATGCCGGGGGAGTATCCGGGGATGGCTCCGCCGTTGTGGTACCCGGGTACGGTGCCGCCGTCGGAGAAGCCGAGGGACGGTGCGGCCGGTAGCTGCGGGAGGCCGAACGTGGAGGCTACCGGGTTCCAGAGGGCCCGGATGCCGTTGGTGTAGACGGTGTCCACAACGAACTTGACCGGGTTTTTCGCTGCCTCGCGCATGCCTTCCCAGGCGCGGCCGACGACGTCGCGGGCAGTGTTGAAGGCGTCGCCTACGTAGCCGATGGCGGTCCGGACCGGGTCGAAGACGTAGGTGTTCATCCAGCGGCCGGCTTCGGCGCCGCGGTCCATGATCCACTGCCAGGCGTTGGAGATGTGCGTCCACATGTCCGAGAACATGCCCTTGGTGTTCTTGGTGAAGTCGTCGAACATGCCGGAGGTCGTGGTGTTGAAGTCCCGGATGCTGGTCTCGGTCGTCTCGACGAAATCGCGGGTCTTACCCGTGAGGCCGTTCTTCCAGCCTTCGTACCCGTTCTGGGTGTTCGTGGACCAGTCCTTGAACATGCCTTCGGTGTTGGTCCACCAATCCTTGACCATGCCTTCGGTGTTTTTCTTCCAGTCGGCAAACATGCCGTTGGTGTCTTTGTTGAAGGTCTCGACGTTGGCGGTGTTGTTCTTCCGCCAGTCGACGAGGTCCGCGCTGGTGTCCTTGTTCCATCCCTGGAAGCCGGTGAGAGTGTCGCTGATCCAGGTGGTCAGGTTGACTGAGGTGTCCTTGTTCCAGCCAACAAACCCGTTTTTGGTGTCCTCGATCCACGTGGTCAGGTTCGTGGATGTGTCCTTGTTCCAGCCCTCGAAACCGTTTTTGGTGTCGTCAATCCAGGTGGTCAGGTTTTTGGATGCGTCTTTGTTCCAGCCCTCAAACCCGTTTTTGGTGTCGTCCATCCATGTGGTGAGGTTCGCTGATACTTCCCGGGACCAGTTTTCAAACCCTCCGAAGGTGATGGTGAAAAACTTCTCGGTCTCGCCGATCGGGTCTTTCCAGTAGCCTTCCCAGCCCTCACCAAAGCCGCGGAAAAAGTCATCGAACATGCCTTGGGTGTTCGTGTTGAAGTCGGTAAACATGCCGAGGGTGTTGTTTTTCCAGGTGTCGACGGTCGCCGTCGTGTTCGTCGCAAAGTCGTCGAACATGCCTTTCGTGTTCGAGTTGAAGTCCTCAAACATGCCGCCCGTGTTATCGAAAAAGTCCGAGAACATTCCGACGCTGTCGGTGAATATCTTCGTCGCGGTTTCCCAGCCGGCGATGAGGGCCGGGATGGCGGTCTCGGTCGCCCAGGTAATGAAGGTTCCGATGGAGTCGGAAACGAATTTCATGGCCGTGTCGACGCCGTCTTTGAACCAGCCGATGTTGTTATAGCACCAGATGAAGGCTGCGGTCAGGGCGGCCAGGGCCAGGACTACGATGCCGATCGGGTTCGCTGCCATGGCGGCGTTCAGGGTGGTCATGGCTCCGGACAGGCCGCCGGACGCGAACGTGGCTATTACCTTTGCGGCCGCCCATGCTTTCGTCGCTACCGTGGTAACGATGATGTGGCCGGCGAGGGCGGCTACGGTGAGGCCCAGTGCCTCCGCTGCCCCGGAGTTCTCCTGGAAGAACTTGATGGTCCCGGAGAACACGTCAAGGATGCCCTGCGCGGCCGGGAGGAGGGCGGTGCCTAGCTGAATGGCCAGGACGCCTACGGTGGCCGTGAGGCGGTCCCAGGCCGCTGCGACGGTGCCCTGGATGTCTGCGTGGGTGGAGACGTTCTCCGCTGCTTCTTTCTGGGCGTCGGAGACGAGCTTCGTGGCGTCCGCGAACGCTTCGGCCCGGTGGCCGGTCAGGTCAAGGGCTACCTGCAGGCCGGTGGTGCCGCCCATCATGGTCGCCAGGGCGCCGGAGTAGGATACGGTCTCGGGCCCGCCCTTTTTGATCGTGTCCGAGAAGCCTGCTGATTTCTTGGCCAGCTTGAGGAACTGGTCGCCCAGGGCCTCTTCTTCGAGGCTGAGGCCGTTGACTGCTTTGGTGTATTCGTTGGACGTCAGGGTGCCGTCCATGAGCTCTTGGGACCACTGCTTTAGCTGCGGTGGCATGCCGCCCATCATGGCTTGCATGGCCTTGCCGGCGGCCTCTGATTCTTTGAAGGTGCCGAGGAGGACCTGGTTGCCTTCGCTGCTCTCCAGTATTTTCTCGGTCAGGTAGTTCAGGGTTCCGCCGAGGCCCCGGTTGCCGAGGTTGTTCGCTACGTCGTTGGCGTCGATGCCTAGCTGCTGCATGAGCTTGGCGGCGACTTCGTTGGGCTTGGAAAGGTTCAGGATGCCGTTGCGGAGTTCCTGGGTGGCCTGGTCCGCGGACTTGCCGGACTGGGTCATGACGGCGACGGCGGACGCTACTTCGGCGAAGGAAATACCTACGCTCGACGCGATAGGCAGGACGGTCGCGAGGGACCCGGTGAATTCCTCCAGGCTGCCCTTGGCAATACCTGAGGCGGCCGAAATGGCGTTCGTCGTCTGGACGGCCTCGGCTGCGGGGATGTTGTAGGAGGCCATGACGGCCGTGAGGCCCTTGGCCATGGTGGAGAGGTCGGCGCCTTCGGCCTTGGCACCCTGGGTCGCTGCCTTGAGGATGTTCAGGGCGTCTGCGCCCATGTAACCGCCGGAGACGACGTCGTACATGCCATCGGCTAGTTCTTTGGCTCCGGTGCCGGTGGACTGGGCTATCTGCAGGATGCCGTCGCGGACAACGGCGAGGTCGTCCATGGCCATGCCGCCGGAAGTGTGTAGCTTGAGGGTGGACGCTTCGAAGTCTGCGGCCATCATGACGGACCCGATGCCTACCGCCGCGGCCGCGAGGGTGACGCCTGCCGCCAGTTTGGTGTAGATCGCGGCGGTCTTCTCTTGCGCCGCCTGCTTCTGCGCTGCCGCGTACTCTGCCGCCCGGGCCGACGCGGCGAGGGCTGCTTCTTCGGCGGCCATGGCTTTGGCTACGGCTGCGGCCTCGGCGGTGGACGCCTCGGCGGCTTTCGCGTTCGCCACGAGCTTCTGCTGGGTGGCGAGGACGGCCGCGTTAGCCGCCCTCTCGGCGGCTGCTGCCTGCGCGGCCGCGTTCGTTTGGGCGGACTGGGACGTCAGGACGTCCGCGCGTATTTTGGCCTCTGACGCGGTCTTAGCGGCCGCGGACGCTTTGGCGTGCGCGACGGCTTCCTTATCGGCGGCGACCTGGGCCTGGGCTGCGGCGAGGGACCGTGCGATCGCGGCCTTCTCCGACGCTGCCTTGGCTGAGGCTGCCGCCGCCTGCGCGGCGGCGATGTCCTTGGCCATGGCCGCCTGGATCTGCGCGGAGGTCATCTGGACGTTCGCGCCCGTCTGGGCGTACGCGGATTGGAACGCTTTGGCTGACGCTGAGCCCTGGGCAAAGGCGGCCTGCATGCCGGTGGCGTTGCCCGTGAGCATGGCCTGTACGTTGATAACCTGGCCTATACCCACGGGCCGCCTCCTCTTACTTCTGCTTGCGCTCGTCGGGTTCGATGATGGTGAGCAGTGCCCGCCACTGGACGAACTCGGCGACCGTCATGGGTTCCTTGCCGGGGCTGCCGTTGTAGAGCTCGTGTAGCGTGCGGCCGGTCCGCTCGGCTACGACGAAGGCGACCCGAAGGTCGCCGTCCATCATTATTTTTTTGCTTCGCCCTCAGCCGCCTCAGCCGGTTTCGCTGCTGCGTTCCCGGAGAGGCGCATGGCGACGTTCCCGACCTTGTCCATGGACCCGGCGGCGCGGGACTGGATGAAGTCGAGGTCGTCGTCGCCGAAGACCCGCTCTCCGGTTTCGGGGTCGTACGCGCAGGCCCGGATGTAGGCGGCCTCGAGGACTTCCTTATCCAGGTTCCCGTCGTCGTCTACCAGTTCGACCATCATGGCCTGTCGTTCGCCGAGGGTCAGGGACCGTACCTCGATGGTCGCGTCCCACTCCTCTACGGGGACAAGCTCGCTGACGAACGGGCGGGCCGCGGCGATGCGGTCGCGGATGCTGCGGCGGAGGTTCCCGCCCGGGGCGAGGTAGCCGGCCGTCTCGGACGGTACGGAGGTCAGCTGCTCAGGTGTTTCGGACACGGGGGTCACTCGCTTCTCTTAGGTGGGGTGTGTTACTGGACGGTCTGGGTGAGGTTCCCGCTGCGCTGGAGGTCCAGCTTGAAGGTGGATACGCCACCTACCGGGGTGCTGATCGTGTAGCTGGTGGGGATGGTTTCGAGGGCGTACTTGACCTTGCCGGTGCCTACTCCGGAGGGGTAGTACTCGACGGAGCAGAACGCCAGGGTGCCCGCGGCGACGGCGTCCATCATGGCGCTGATCATCGCGTCCTGGACGTTGTCATACGACCCGCCAATGCTGAACGTGCCGTCTTTGAGGCCGGCGATGAAGGTCTTGGACGCGGACCCGAACGAGGTTGTCTCGCCGGTGCCTGTCTGGTTTGCCAGGTCGGCGGCGTTGGAGATTGCGCTGATGTCGACGAGGGCGCCGGCTGCGTTGTCAATCTTGAGGACCGCGACTTTACCGTGTGAAAAAGCCATTTTCGTGCTCCTGTTCTAGTATCGGGCGAGTGCCACTACGGCAACGAAGTTCCCGGTGCCTGCGGTGGGCGTGATGAGTGCCCGCACATAGCGGTTGATCGTCCCGGCTATTTGCAGCTGGTACGCGGTCGGTTGTCCGAACGGATGGGTGGCGTCTATCGCGACGCCGGCGGGTACCACCTGGGCGCCTCCGCCTGCGAGGTCGACCCAGACGGTGCCGTTGGTGCTGTCCTGGACCTTGACGCTGATGGTGGCTGTCCGGGTGTTCAGGGGGACGTGGATGTTCACGAAACCTCCGGCGGTGCTGCCGCCGATGATGCCGGAGTCAACGGTCGTGCCGGTGATGGTCGCGGAGGAGAGGGTCGCGGCGTCGTTGAGGATGCTGCCGAACTTGCCGCCTCCGTTCGCCTGGGCGCTGAGCTTGAGGGTCACGGCCGAACTGATCGGCGAGGAGTTGCTGATGTCCGTTTGGAGGAGGCTGCTGAGGCGGGCGTTCCTGCCTACTGCGCAGCCGCCGTCCGGGCAGTACGTGACCGGGTAGGACGCTGCGGCCTCGTTCAGATCCCAGAGGGTCTTATCGATCTTGCCAATGTCGCCGTCGAAAAAACCGGACGCGGAGAACGTCGCGTCGCCCTGGCCCGGGATGTAGTTCTTATCCGTGTTGCCCCACACGGTAACGTCCGCGGTGAGGAGTGTCTGGGAAAAGTCGCCGGCGTTGAAGTAGGGCGTGGCGTTGATCTGGTTGAGGAAGAGGGCTGTACTTCTACCGTGACGGAAGGTCATTTGCCGGGCTCCGGTTTCTTATCGTCCGCCGGCTCGATGGCGCCCTGGCGGAGCAGCGGGTCGATGGCGTAGTCGGGCAGGTCGTCGACGACGTCGCCGGCCTCGGCCCGTTTGTTGTCCGGCGGGTAGTTCAGGCCCCTGAGGACCTTATATTTCGGTGCTTTGGCGGCCACGGTTCGCCCTTCCCGCTGGTGGATGGTATGCGTCTCTTGGAGAATACAGACCGGCGTGTCGCGGGCGGCGTTCTGACACGCCGGGGGCAAATGGAAAGCCGGGCCCGCGCGCTGAAAGGTTTTTGCGCGGTCCCGGCTTTCGTAGAGGCCCGTTCGCCTCACCTGTTCCTTGGGGGATATTCTCAATTCCGCCGTAGCAATAACCGTTGCTTCGGCGTCCGTGCCTGCCCGGCGTGCCCACCGGGTTGGGTTGGTCTTTAGGTGGGGCGGGTGCTGGTCACAGCCCGGCCTCCACCAGTTCCAGGTGGTGCTCGAGTCGTTCCATGTGGTGGTTCGCTGCGGCCTGCAGAGCTTCGGACCAGCCGTGGGCTGTCGCTGCGGCGCGGATGCGGCGGAGGGTCTGGGCGTGTCCGTCGATCTGGTGGAGGCGGGCGATGCGGCGGGCCTCTGCTGCGTGCCAGGTCGTGCGGATGCGCTGCGGCGCCGGTGTGCGTTCCTGGACCGGGGTCTCGGCTCTGGCGTCGGTACTCACCGGGCTTTGCGCTGCGCTTTCTCGAGGACGTCCAGGAGGTCCGTCTCGGACATGGGGACGGCGTCTGCTCCCCAGGGGAGGGGCTTTTGGAGGCCCATGTCGCGGAGGTGCTGGTTGGTGTCGAAGAGGACCCATTCGCGTTCCGTTACCGGGGTGTGTTCGGGGATGCCGCCGAGGTCGAGGAGGGTGGTGATGCCGGCCCGGTAGCCATGCTGGGCGTGGTTGATCTGGTCAAAGGTGAGTGCTTTCACTTGCCGAGTCCTTCGTTGAGTGCCTGGAGGAATGCGGCGAATGGCCGCTGCCTGTACTGGGATGCTTCCTTACCTGGGTTGCCTGCGAGGGTTAGGTAGACGGTGCTGTCGTCCCTGCCGGTGTGCTCGATGCTGACGCCGATGAGGCGTCCGGTGAGTAGCTCGATGGGGACGTAGCCTGCCCGGATCATCGTGACCTGCCAGTTGCGGCGGGCATCCCGTTCCCGGTCGAGGTTGCTCCGCGCCACGTCCCTGGCGGACGCTGCGTGGTGGTATTCGGTTTCGAGGCGGCGGTGGTTCCACCACTTCGGGTCGTCGAGGTCCAGGTCCGGGATGGCGTGGCCTTCGGAGTCGAGGATGCGGTCCTCAGTGATTTCCTGTTTGATCGCGTAGGCGACGGCCTTTTTTAGGGACCTGAATTTCTTCCACTCGCTCAGCGGTTCGTCGTCTCGCCCATCGAAGAGGTCGACGTAGTACTTGGGCTTTTTCTTTTTCTTGCCCATGGTTATTTCTTGACAATCCTGTAGGTGCGGATGCCCATGGCGGCTACGTTGCCCATGTCGGTGGTGAGGATTTTGAACTTGCCGTCCTCCGTCGTCTCGAAGACGGAAACCTGGACCTCTTTGGGGAGGATGCGTACTTCGGAGATGACGTTGAATCGTTCGCGGCTGATGCCGAGGGCCTCGAGGGCGGCGTCGACGTCTGCCTGCGGGACTTCGTTGGTGTTGTGATCTAGTGCCATGCGGGTTTGGCTCCTGGTTAGTCGTTTTTGTAGGCGAGGCCGGGGTTAGTTGTTTCCTCCGGCTCCGCGGTGTCCCAATGGACTTTGAGGCCGAGGGCCGCGTAGGCGTGGGCCTTGGCTATCAGGACGTACCCTTTGCCGTCTACCCAAACCATGCCGTTTCGCTGCCCTACGGGATCTACTGTCATATATCAATCATAACCTAAGTTATCGGGCCGATGATTCTGCACATGTCGTGGCCGAGTTCCATTTTCTGGCAACTGGGGCATAGCCAGAACGCGTCCCGTTTGGCGACCACATAAGCCGCCCATTCCGCGCAGGCCGCATAGACCGTCGGGACCTCCCCTACCGTGCAGGCATGGACGGCGATGGCGTAGTGAGTCGCCGGCCCGTTGCCGTGGGACTGGGAACGGCCGCGGTGGTGGGCGGAGTGTTCGCACTGCTGGGTGAGGACGATGTCCGTTTCGGTGATCGTGTCCGGGGAGAGGGTGGTGGTCATGGCTGGTCTTCTTCGAGGAGGGTGGTTACGGGGATGGTCCTGTCCTCTCCGCTGTTCTGGGTCTTGCAGCGGCCGCAGCGGATAGTCCAGGGGCGGGTTACTTTTTCGGCGAGTAGCTTGCCGCAGCAGCGGCAACGCGGGTTCAGGTCTGACGCTATCCAGCCCAAGGTATATCCTCACCGCACGTGTCGCAGACGCCTCGCCCCTGGCCGGCGGGGAATACTTCTCCGGTGTGCTCGCAGCCTTCCATGGGCGGCTGCCCCATGGTCTGGTATGGGTCCTTGGCCGGGGCTGTGCTGATGGTGCGGAGGGCGTTGACCAGGTTCTCCCGGGCTACGACGAGGACGCTGAGGCTCGCGTCGATGGCGCGGAGGGAAGACTCCAGGGCCTCCGCTGCTGCTTCTCTGGGGTCACTCATAGCTGGGCGCCGTCATGATGACGAAGACTGCCTGGAAAGCCTCGCGGTCTTTGATGTCCCGGCCGATCGGGTTGATGGTGCCGCGGGGTTCGGCGTCCAGGATGGTCAGGCCGCGGCTGGTGTAGCCGACGGCGGCCGCCAGCCGGTAGCGGAGGCGGATGATTTCGTCTTTGGCGTTCTGGTAGTCGTCGGCGTTGTCCCGGACCGTGATGGTGATCGGGGTGAACTCGAGGGCTACGGCCTTGCCATGGGTGCGAAGGATGTCGCCGGGGGTTTCCTCGATGAAGCGGACCAGGCCGGTCGCGTCTTGGTCGTACGCCATGAACAGGTCCGTGCCGCTGGCCGCGCCGGGCGTGACGGAGAGGACGTAGTCGTGGACGAGCTCCAGCGCTGTGGGTGTGTGGCCGTCGGTGTCCTGGATGGGTTGGGGGGTTGTCTCGCTCATGTGCTCCTCCGGATGAGTTCCTCTAGCTTGAGCGCGATGGCGGGGCCGAGGGTAGGTGCGGCGTCGTTGACCGGGTCCGTGAGGTAGTGGCCCTTTTTGCCGTTGTGGTAATTGCGGATCTGGTGGGTGCCGTCTTTCCGCTGGCCCTCGTGCTGGTAGAGGGCGTACGCGACGGCGGTGTTGCCGTAGGAGAGGAACACGACAAGGTCTGCGCCTAGCGTGACGGGCCCCGATACGCGGCCGGACTCCCGTAGCTGGCCGTGGCGGAAGGGGACCTGTTCCTGGGACTCGCGCATCATGTCGTCGGCGCCCTCTTTGAGGGTCTGCCCGAGGATGGGCGCGGCGGACTGGCCGGCGAGGACCATGAGTCGGATGAGGTCGTCGTGGCCGGTGACGGTGACTCGGGCGACCTCTATCTCCGCCATGGTTTACTTCCTGCCCCGGACGGTTCCGCGGCCGCCGTACCAGACTTCTTGGTGGTGGATGCCGTCGGGACCGTATTTGGCTTCGACGGCGATCATGGTGACGGTTGACCATGCCCCGGCGAGGTCCTGGACTTGGAACGTATCGTCTGCGGTCAGCCACGGGATGACGTAGCCGAGGAATGCGCGGCCGTTCGCGACCTGAATGTCTCCGTCCTCCGTGGTAAAGGACTCGTGGCTGGTCTCCAGGTAGGCGGGGGACTCCACGGCCGGGCCGCCGGCGCTCCTCTTCCCGTAGGCGTTCTTCGTCGTCGCCGGGGTGCAGCGGACCGTCGAAGGCATGACGGCGAGGTACTCGTCCTCGACGGTCTGGTAGTTGTTCGGGTTGGTGACGGTCATGGGTGGTCCATGAGGCCCATGGAGAAGGACCCGGCGACGCTGGTGTCCCAGCGGGGGCCGCCGAGGCCGCCTGCGTTCGCTCCGCCGTCCAGGCGGTCTGCGGTGTCGATGTACTGGTCCGCGAGGGTGCCGTAGTTGTTCGTGAGGGACATGTCGCCGATCTTGACCTGGCTGTTCGCCAGCGTGCGGAACCTGGTGGCCAGGTGCCGGGCTACCTGGGCGGCGGCCTTGTAGGCGTCGATGGTCCCGTCGGTGGTGTTGACCGTCATCCAGTACTCGATTTCGGTGTCCGTCGGTGAATGCTTGGCCTGGGTGGTGTCGCCGATGAGATAGCGGACGAGGTCGGCGGGGTTGTTCAGGTCTCCGCCGTAGTTCCAAGGACCGCTCATGGGGTGGTCTGCGCGTTCTCGGGCGCCCAGAGGGGCTTGCGGCAGCTGTAGCAGGTGTACTGGCGGTATGAGGTTAGTACCTCGTACAGGCTGACGGTCCGGTAAGGGCGGGCCGCCCAGGCAAGGTGTTTGAGGCCGCACGGGTCGCAGAACTCGCGCCATTCGTACGGGGTTTCGATCATGAGGCCCGCGTCGGTCTCGAGGAGGATCGGGTCGACAGGCGGTTTGCTTGCCGGCGGCGGTCCTGGTTTGGCGATGGGGGTGAGGGTCATGGCGGGGTCCTCCTGTGAGCTCTGGTGGGGGTATGGGAAAGCCCCGGGCCGGGTCGTGTCCGGCCCGGGGCTTAGCCGGTAGCGTGCGTCCCTGCTGGTTAGGCGAGGACGTCGTTCATGAAGACGCCGAGGTTGGTTGCAACAACCTTGTTGACCCATGCGGACTGCGACTCGATGCGGGTCGCCTTGGCAAGGGGCATCGGGATCTGGTAGGTGCCTACGTCCAGGCCGGATGAGCCCGTGATGCCGTTCCACGCGAACGTGTAGCCGGCGGACGGGGTCAGGAGGCCCGGGTTGGATGCTGCGTGGCAGAGGAAGATGCCGTCGCTGTAGAGGTAGCTGATCGCGTCAGCCTGGCCCTCTGCGGCGGTGTTCCGGATAGCCTTGGCTACCAGGAAATTATCGACGTCGAAGTACCGGGCCAGGATCTGCTCGGTGATCACATCGGAGGATGTGTACTTGATGCGGTCGATGATGGCCGGGTGGTTCTTGAGCGCGTTGAAAACGGTCTTCCCGACAACCATGGTGTTGACCTCGAAACCGGTCACGCCGACAACGTATTCTTTGGCCCGGTCGATGGTCTCGATCGGGGTGGACGTTGAGTAGTTCGAGAACTGGATGAAGTTGGACCCGGTGTTCGTCGATGCGTGTCCGGTGAGGTCGGTCGCCCAAACCCCGGTCTTGAAGTACGTTGTGGCAAAGTCCACTTCCTGGCGGAGCAGGAGGCGGCTCGCGACGAACTTCGTTGCGTCGGTCAGGGGTGCCAGCGGGGACGTCGCGTTGGCAACGATCTGCTCGCCTACGTCCTTATGGAAGGCGTAGACGTCGGCCTGGTAGTTATCCGTGCTGGTCGAGTAGCCGGACCCGGCTGACTCGGTCGCGTCCGCGCGCTTCTTCGCTTCGTCGCGCAGCCAGTCGCCCTGGTTGTACTTGAAGTAGATCCCGGACTGCTTGTCTACTCCGACGACGGGGAATACCCGGCGGGCGACGTAGTTGTCCGGTGCCTGCATGTAGGCGACGGAAATGTTGGTGAGCACAGCATCGTAATGCTGGCTGTTGAGGGTCGGCTGAGCCATGATTCTGGTCCTTTCGGGTTATCCGGCTCGCGCCGCTAGGCTTTCAGGACTGCGGGCTGCAGCTGAACGGAGATAATGTCGCCGGAGACGCCGCCGAAACGGGCCACTCCGATGACATACTGGGTGGTTGCGGCGGTCTGGAGGGTACCGTCGGCTTTGGTCGCTACGGGGGCGCCTGCGGCGATCGTCGCTCCGGCCTTGGCCTTGCAGATGCCGCCTACCGCTACGGGCACGGCCTTGCCTGCGACGGCTACGTCCTGGAGGATGCCGAACGTGACGTCCGTGATGGCGGAGCAGAGAACCACGGCGCCGTTGGCGTCCAGCTTGACGGCCTTGAACTGGTTTGCCGCTGCGGAAAGGTCGGCGCCGGCGTCGGCGCTAACCTGCTTGAGTCCTTCTTCAATAGCCATGGCTTACTTTCCTGCCTTCTCTGCGAGGTATTCGTCGTACAGCGCCGGGGTCTGGGCTGCGGCCTTGGCGATTGCCGCTGGCATGGTGAGGGTTGCGTCAGCCTTCATAAGCTCGGCTGCTGCAGTGTCCAGCTTGGACAGGGCCGGCGCGGCTGCGTCGGATTCCTTGCCGAAGGATTTGAAGACGCCGGCGGTTTCCAGCTGCGCGTCGGCGGCCTTGAGGGCCTCGGTCACGGACTTGTGCAGGTCCGCGTCTACCAGGGCGAGGCGGCGGAGGGCCGGCCCGACGGTGTCGGTGTCAATGGCGACGGCCTTGAACATGGACGCTGCTTCGGTCTTCGCTGCGTCGTCCAGGCGGGCGTCGCGTACCTTGATGAGTTCGGCACGGTCTTCGTCGGCCTGCTTTTTGAGGGCGGCGGCGTCGGATTCGGTCTTCTGGATCATCAGGCGGACGGGCTCGGGCAGGGCCTTGAGCATCTCTTCCTGGCTGGTGGGTTCCTCGGGCTTGGCCGTGGCCTTGGCGAGGGCGTCGTTCGCTGCGGTGAGCTCTGCGTCCTTGTCTGCCAGGGCTTTGGTCAGGGATTCGACGGTTGGGGCCGTCTGGTCATTGGTTGCCATCGTGGCGTTTCCTTCCGTAGCGAGGGCTCCGAAGATGCTCTCGACGTCCTTGGCCGTTGCGGACTTGCAAACGATCCATCCCTCTGCGAGGTGTGCTGGGTGGTCCACGGCGGAGGTCTCGGTTACATCGATGTCGACCATCTTCCGTTGCTGCTTCTCAGGCATCGCACCGGGCCTTCCGTCGGGTGTAAGGGCGTTCAATAGGGCTTAGGCTACGGTTGGGCGGCGTGTCCGCCGTTGTCCGACACGCCGGGGTAATAGGCTGGACAACGTAAAGGGGAACCTGCCTAGTTCGCAGGTTCCCTTAGTTTTGTGCTGTTTGGTTTTAGGCGTATTGCGCGATATACCTGTGCGCCTTCCCGGCGAGGCCGGGGTTGTTCTCGATGATTCCCACGAGGTTGTTGCAACGGTTCTCGCGGAGTCGCGCGCGGCGTCTGGTCTGTTTAGCTCTCGGGCTGTCTGCCTGGGCTCTGCGGACGGTCATGCACTCGGGGCGTCGTCCCTTGCGTAGGCGGATGCCGATGGGGCCGCAGACGGAACAGGTGCCGGTTCTGCTGATTGGGTCTTCGCCCGAAATGGAGTGCCTCATGGGACACAGCGTAAAGGACCCCGCATCTAGTTCGGCTGCGGGGTCCTTCGTTTTTTCTGTGAAGTTAAGGTCTTCTATCGGCGTTGGTCGCCATCGTTCTTCACCTCCTGGTTTCGTTTCGGTTGGCCCTGCTTCCCCTGTTTCTTCAAGACTAAACCTCGGTTATGGCGGGTGGAAGGGTTTTTCGCTGGGAGTTGCCTATGAGTCTTTACCCTGGTTTCACTGCTCGCGCACATGTTAGATGTTGTAGTCCTGGGCGGGCGGGCGCCTCTTCTCCCCTGTGACCGGGTCGACGCCGAGGTCCAGGTCCTGCTGCTGGACGGCGCCTACGCAGAAACCGAAGATCGCCATCTTCCCGGCCAGGGTCAGGGCGTCGACGTACTCGTCAAAGGTCATGCCGGCCCTATGCGCGGCCCGGGCGAAGTTGGCCCTGATCTGGTGGAGGGCCATGGTCGCTTGCCGGTCCTGGAGGTTGAACATGTCCTTGAGGTGCGCGGTGGCGCCCTGTTCGGCGTGCTCGTGCTCGATGATTCGTTCGACTTCGGCGAGGACCGCTGCCGCTGCTGCTGCGTCTTCCATGTCTTTACTCGGTTCTGAAAACGGGGCCGCAATCGACCCAGGGGGTTTCGGGGGATACGTCTTCGACCTTGGCCCAGACGTGCCAGGTGCCCAGGGCGCGGCCTCCGGTCATGACTCCGGTTACTCCGCCGAGGATGGTGGCGGCGGTGAAGTCTTCGGCGGCGGGCCGTTCCCGGGGCGGTACGACGGCGAAGAGGACGCCGGTGTAGTGCGGGCTGCCGTCCAGGCGTACGGTGACGGGCTGGAAGACGTTGGATTCCTGCGGGTACTCATTGATCATGTCGGGCTCCTCATTCGGTGTGGTCCGCGGTCCAGCGCGGGCCGGGGTGGGCGGCGTCCCATCGGGGGTTGCTCCCGTCGCCTAGCCAGCGCGGGCCGGCGGCGACGGGACCGGCGTCCCAGCGGGCGGCGCCTGGGTCGGCGATCCAGCGGGGGGCGCCGAGGTCGATGGTGATGATGTAGTGGCGTTCGGCTCGCTGCCCTGCGGCGTTGTCGCTGAGGCCGAGGATGTCGGCGATGGTCGCGTGGTAGTCGTGGCCCTTGAGAGCGAGGACGGCGTCGGTGATCGCGGCGACGTCGTTGCGGGTGCGGCGGTTCGCTGCTGCCCGGGCGCGGGTGTCTGCGGTGCCGACGACGTCGGTGATGGTGGCGCGGCGGTCGATGCGGGCCGTGACCTGGTCCGTGATGCCGGCCCCGTCATTCCGGGTCCTCGCTGTGGTGCGGCGGACGGTTCGCGCGTCCGTGATACCTGTCGTGTCCGCGGGGGTACGCCTCGCCGCGAGAGCGTCGGTCGCCGCGTCGGTGATGCCGGCCAGGTCGGTTTTGGTCCGGTTCCGGGAGCCGCCATCCTGCTCCGCCTGGTCCGTGTTCCCGACGACGTCGGCGATGGTCCGGGCAGTGGTGCGGACGGCCGTGACCGTGTCGGCGATCCCTGCCGTGTCCGCGGGGGTGCGGGCGCTCGTGCGGGTGACGGTCCGGGCGTCACTGATCCCGGCGGTGTCCGTCGCGGTGCGGGGCCGGGACATGGCGGCGGTCCGGGCGTCCGTGATGCCCGTGCTGTCTGCCTGGGTGCGGGCCCTGCCCCACTGGCCGGCAGCGGCGTCGCTGATCCCTGACTGGTCCGTCCTGGTCCGGGTGCCTGCGAGGGCGTCCGCTGCGGCGTCAGTCAGGGCGGCGGTGTCGGTCAGGGTCCGGCGGGTGGTCCGCTGGACGGTTCGGGCGTCGGTGAGGCCGAGGGCGTCCGCCGGGGCCCGGCGGGCAGCGAGGCTGTCCGCTGCGGTGTCGCTGATCCCGAGGACGTCCGCGACGGTCCGGGCTGCGGCTGCGGCCGCGGTGGCGGCGTCGGTGATCCCGAGGGTGTCGGTGATGGTCCGGGCGGTGGTGCGGGAGAGCACGCCGGCGGCGGTGTCGGTGATGCCGGCTGTGTCTGCCGGGGTGCGGGAGCTCGTGCGGACGGCCGTGACCTGGTCCGTGATGGGGGCCTGGTCAGCGGGGGTGCGGAGCTTGGACCCGCCGTCCTGTTCTGCGCCGTTATCGACGGCCGCGATGCCGTCGGTGATGGCGCGGGCGGTGGTCCGTTGGACGGTGACGGCGTCGGTGATGCCGGCCGTGTCCGCCGGGGTCCGGCGGGTGGTGCGAGTGACGGTCCGCGCGTCGGTCAGGCCTGCCAGGTCTGCCGGGGCGCGGCGTGCCGTGAGGGCGTCGGTGGCGGTGTCGCTGATGCCCGTGGCGTCGTTGCGGGTACGCGCTGCAGCGACGGCGTCCGCGACGGCATCCGTGATGCCTGCGCTGTCCGGCTGGGTCTCGCCGCGGCGGAGCGCGCGGGCGTCGGTCAGGCCGAGGACGTCCGCGACGGTCCGGGCCGTGGTCCTCGTGGCCGTGACCTGATCGGTGATCCCGGCGCTGTCGCCGACGGACTTGGGAATGCCGATGGTCGCGATGATGCTGTCGGTGACGCCGGCGCCGTCCGTGGCGGTCCTCGATGTAGCGCGCTGGACGGTCCGCGCATCGGTCAGGCCGACGGTGTCGCCCTGGGTGCGGGCGCTAGTGCGCGTGACGGTCCGCGCGTCCGTGATGCCTGTGCTGTCCGGCTGGGCGCGGGCGGTGGTGCGGGTGACGGTCCGCGCGTCCGTGACCGAGGCGTTATCTCCGGCGGTCCGGGCCGTGGTCCTCGAGGCGGTCGCCGTGTCCGTGATCCCAGCGTTATCAACAGGTGCGCGGTTCCGGCCCATGGCCGCCGTCCGGGCGTCCGTGATCCCGGCGTTATCTGCCGGGGTACGCCTCGCGGCGAGGGCGTCGGTCGCCGTGTCCGTGATCCCTGCGGTGTCCGCCCGGGCCGTGCCGCGGCCGAGGGCGCGCGCGTCCGTGATGCCGGCGGTGTCCGGTTGGGTGCGGGCGCTCGTGCGCTGGACCGTCCTGGCGTCCGTGATCCCGGCGCTGTCGGCGGGGGCCCGGGCCGCTGCGAGGGACCGTGCGGCCGTGTCGCTGATCCCGGCACTGTCGGCGGGGGTACGTCTCGCCGCGAGAGCGTCGCTCGCGGTGTCCGTGATCCCGGCAGTGTCGCCCTGGGTCCGGGTGGCGGTCAGGGCCCGCGCTGCGCTGTCGGTGATCCCTGCGGCGTCTGCTGGGGCGGCGGTGTAGTCGACTGTGCTGGTGGTGTTGAAGTCGTCCCAGGTGGTGACGGCCGTGCCCGCCTGGTAGCTGCCCTGGTCCAGGATGACGGTGACGTTATTGACGTAGGCGGGGGTAGCGACGGTGTGGCGCTGCGTCCAGGCCGTCCCGTTGGTGGATGAGTAGAAGTAGAGGTTCCCGGCCGTACCCGTGCCGCCGAACCTGGCCGCGCCGGCCACGCCTTCCCCAATGCCGACCCAGAGGGTGGCTCCGGCGGCGAGGGCCAGGGTGGATGAGGACGTGAAGGCGTAGGCGGTCCGGAT